TCTTGAGCATTATAGTTTGTTCCATTACCTAAATCAACTTCAGCTAAACCATCTATATCTAAATAAACACCATCTGGCACCATACGAGATAATACTTGCTGTAGTTTTAAATGAGTTAACTGTATCATATCAGCAAAACTAGTTATTCTGCTTACAATTGACTCTATTCTTCCGTTATACATTTTAGGCGCAACAATAGCGTAGTTCATTTTAACTTTATTAAAGTCACTTTTAGTTCTCATCATGTTATCAGCTTTCTGCCATTTTAACATTTTTTCAGAACCTAAAACTTTTACACCTTCAAACAAACACTCTGTAGATTTTTGTAAACGATAAAAATCACCTTGTTTTTCTGATGGTGGATTAAATGTATCTGGTTTTGGTATAGTTTTTTCTGCACCTGAAGATAATTTTTTAACTTTATATGTATTATTCATATAAGTTTTATAATTAAAATATAATAAAGCTATTTTATTATTATCTTTATCTTTATCACCATATCTACCGTGATTAAAAACAGAGTGGTATTTTTTTATATCTTTTAAATCTTCATTTGTAAGGTGAGGAAACTCTTTAACAACTTCATTAATAGGTACATCTTTTACTTCACCAACATAATATATATCGTCAAAATAAGGTGACTCAGAATATGAATAAACTAAATTAGCAGGATCAACATATTCTACTTTAGCACCTTCTGACATATTAAAAGTTGTTTTTGTAGCAGCAATACCACAAACTGTAAGATCTTCTAAACATCTTCTTCTTATAAGATCGTATCTACAACCGTCCATTAATGTGTTAATAGCTTCTTCATTTGCAACTTCAACAGCTTGTTTATAATTTAATTGCATGTGTAATTCTAACTCTTGCTTGCTATCTGGCAATTCATTAGGATCATTTTGATACATGTCTATGTTTAACTGATTTTTAGCTGCGTCGTTAAACTCTTTTGTTTGCATATCAGCTATTATGCTTTCCATATATTCAGTTCTTTTTGAAACACCAAACTGATCTTGTGAATAAGCTTTTATGTCATAACCTCTATTAGCCATACCGTTTACAACTATATCAACAAATTTAGGTATAATAGGTACTGGCGTCCAGTCTAAATTAAGATAAGACAAATCACCATTTATTGATAATTCATCTTTATATTTTTGTATTGATTGCTCTCCTCTAGCATATAACCTTAAATTATGGTATCTTCTTTGTGACGTCGAGTATCTATGAGTAGCAGGGCCATCGAACCATTCTAGCTCTATAGCCTTAGCAACTCTCATACCATAATCATTAGTCATTTTTTCTAAATCACTAACGACTTGAGAAGGAAAATTTTTATGTACAGACTCTGCCATATTATCGTTTAATTATTTTTGAATTTATTCCTCTATTGTTATATCTCGCTATACTTATATCAATAGGAGTTCTTTCTACCTTTGGGTTTGGTTTATATAAATGTCTATTACAAGCCATTATAGCTAACCCAGAGCTAATAGCCGCATCAAACTTTGTTCTTCTATTTATGTCAAACTTTGACCAATCATTTAAAGTTCTATTAAAATACATATTACCAAATTTAGCCTCTGAAACTTGACCAACTTTTTCTTGTATATACATCTCAATAGCCGCGGCGTGTGCTTGTTTTATATCTTCACTAGTGTTAGGTATACCACCTATTTCTTTTTCTGCTACAGATAATTTATTCCAAACTTTATCAGGTCTGTTCATACTAAAACCTCTGTAACCTCTACGTCTTAAATAGTATAATAATCTTGGTTTGTTATTTTCTGCAAGTAGTGGCATACCGTAAAAAACTAATGCCATTAAAACATCTTCAAAAAATATGTCTGCAGTTTGTGGTCTAGCTATATACTCTAGAAAAAACTGACCAGGCGGACAGTCTTCCATACTAAACTTTGTTAAACCGTGTAAAGCTCCTTTAGAACCTCTACCATCTACAGTACCTGATATATCGTAACTATCACAACCAAAAGCACCCATGTGTTCGTTACCTGGATAACGTATACCATTTTTAACTATTATCTTGTTTTGTAATTCCATTTTAGGTACCCAACTAACATAAAATCTACCTTCAGGATTTGGATAAAACATTACTTGAGTATCTTTAATCCCACCAACCCATTGAAAATTACCTTTTGTAATACCTAATGTATTTCCAAGATCTTCGTTATAATCTATTTGTTCGTATATTTTTACTAAATTAAATATACTATTTTTTGTTTCATCTCTAAACGCGTGTTCTTCAGTTCTTGGAAACTGTCTATAAAATTCGTTTAGAGCATCTTGATCATTTTTTAAACCTTCAGCTTCATTTTGCCAATGATCTATTATTCCATAATCTATTAACTCTCCATCTGGTGCGAATGTGTCGCTATCAGGCGTATTAAATACAGGAAGTCCGTACTCGTCAATAAATCCTTCATAGTTCCATTCCATTGGGATAAACAAAGAGTACAAACCAGACTTCGTTTGACCATTTCTATTTCTCTGTGTGACATCTGAGCTGTTGTATAGTTTTTTAAAATTGTCTCCACCTTTGTCTAACGCATTTGAAGTTGAGCCCATCATACATTTACCTATAATTCTACTACCTAATCGTAAACATGTTTTGGTTACTCTCCAGTTATTTAAAATGTTATCGGGTCTTTCCCACTTACCACTTTCATCATGCACAAGTAAAGCTAGTTTTTCACCATCATAACTATTATCACCTGTGTTCTTCCAGTCTATAGTTGTATCTAATCCTTCTAACTCTTCTAACTGCTCATTAGCTGTTATTTTTTTTCTTGTAAACTTACTAGCTGGTACTCTATAAGCTAACTCTGTTTTTGGACGATCCATACCGTCTTGTATTGGTTTAAAGAAAAATGGATAGTTAATGCTAATTGGTACTACTTTGTCTGTAAACATTTTTTTAGCATCACTACCTGTTTTAGAAAGTATACCATATCTACTATCACTAGACATTGTTGCTAAGTTAACTGTTTCAGCTGAAGACATAAACGAAAAACCAGATCGTCTATTTTTAAGGTAACACATACCGTAACATCTTTTATCAGCTTTACAAGCTTCCCAAAATATATAAAATATTCTATTAGCTTCTCTAAAATCTGGCGCACCTACATCTATTTTACTCCATTGTAAATACATATAGTGTGTACCTGTTATATATGTTGGTTTATCTTTATTCATAAACCAAAAACCTTCATCTCTACGTTTAAACTCTTCGTCTATGTAGTCGTACCATTTATCTTTTTGTTCTTCTGGATAATTACGCCAATCAAATATATTTTTTAATTTATTTAATTCTTTAGAGTATTCTAACTTTTGCCATTTTCGCTTGGCATGCACGTACACGTTGGCTGGCACTTTCGGTAAAGCAATTCGTAAATTTTGCACTTCAATGATTTCACCGATTTGACCAGTTTTTGATATAACGATAATATCGTGTTCTTTATTATATCCATATTTCCATTTTTTACCACGATTCATTCTCGTGATTGTTGTTAACTTTACAGGTTCTACAACTTTAACTAAACTTTGCTCGTACATTACTTAGATCTACTTTCTGCGAATCCTCTAAAAGCTTTTTTCTCTGTCTTTTCAGGTGTCGTGCCCTTAAGCAGGTTTTCTTCTTCTTGTATTCTGTTAAGTATTTCAAATGCGTCAAATATAGCTAGTTTTTTAGTTGCAGCAGCGTTTTTTAATCTATCAGCACTAACATCATCTTCAGTGTTTGTTATAATCTTTTCTTTAGCAACATTAATTAGTTCTTCAACCGCTCTGTGCCCAGCTTGGATTATAAGCTTCTTCGTTTCTTTTATTTTCATATTTAATTGTAATTGAATTAGATTTAACTCTATATACTCTTTCACCGTCAATAACAAATTCATATTTGTCTATTGGTAAAAAACCAACAATATCACCTTCTTTTACACAACCATCAGTATATTTAACTATACCTTTTAACTTTTCTTTTTCGTTATATAAAGGGTTTGTTTGTTTTAGTGGTTGTATAAAATTATATCCTTTTAATGGTTTCCATCTCCAATGTCTTTTATATGCAAATATTTGATCTATATAAACAATATAAGTGTCTTCATTAAAATAATTACCACTGTTTCTTTCATTACCGTATTGATCGTGCCATCTTCTAAAAACATTGTGATGAACAATAATATCGTCGTTTACTTCTATTTCTGTATTACCAATAATTGGAGTAGATATAACTTTTGCTTTTCTATTTACATATTGATGATTAAAAACTTCAGTATTAACTATTAATTCTTTATCACCAACTTTTTTAGTGTTATTATATCTTTCTCCTATTGGTTTTATAACAAAACCATATACGCTTCTCATCAGTATTCTAAGTTATACTCGACAGATATTGCCATGTTTTTATTAAAATCTTTCCAAGGTATAACTTGATTTGCTTTTTTAATATATATAGAAAATTTTTCTTCTTCTTCTAATATATCACATATTTTATGACCACCATACACTTCTTGCCCAACGGCATAGTGCATGGCGTCATTTTTATAATCTTTACCTATAGATATTTTACGAATCAGCTTTTCCATCTTCAATATGTTTAAGCTCGCCTGTTCTAATATCTACATCAACTTTACCGTACTTATCTTCAAGTTTACCTTGCATAAGTTTTAGTGAATCTTGCAAACCAGCTGATTCATGTAATTTAGCATGCTTGTGAGTTTCTAGTCTACCTAACTCCATGTTTAGCATATCTATGCTTCTAACTAGCTGTTGAAGTTGCTCTAGCTCTTTTTCTTCAAGCTTATCAGCTTTTGGTTTTAAGTCTACAATTTTATCTTTTTTAGGTGTTTTTCTTTTTGCCATTTTTTTTAATTTAAGTTAATTTTATTTATCTATTTATAGTATTACATAAAATAGTGAGTAATTTACACTATGATATGTTGTGCAAGCTTAATCTACAACCTGCTATTAATGTTTTTGCTCCAGAAGCACTAGTTGATCTACCGTCTATCCAAAACTGAGCTCTTATTACATCGTTTGCTGAGAACGAATGTAAAATAGTAGAGTTAGCACTACCTTCAAAAATAGTACCCCATGCGGCTGCACCACTACTTGTTTGTATACCTCTATTATAATTAAATACTCTAGTGCCAGGTATAGCTTCAAACGCTGCTCCATCACCACTACCTTTTACTTGTAACTCTGCACCTACTAATAATCTATTTAAAGTATTGTGATTTTCTGAAGCAAAATTAAAAGCTACTTGATATATACCAGCGTTGGCTACTGTTATTTGGCCTATAGTTTCTTCATCAGAACTAACACTTATACCAGATGCTGTAAAAACAGCTGTATCAAAACTTACCGTGTTTTTTACACCAGTATTACCTCCACTTGATATTATGTCAGTGTTGGCAGGTCTAAATGAACCTCTGTAAGTACCAGCGTTACTATCACCACCACCACCTGAAGCTGTTATTGTTAAATTAGAACCAGATGGTGT